CAGTGATTCGGTGGTTTCGTCAAGTTCTGTGTGATATATTTTAAGCCTTTCGTTTTGGCCCGCAAGGTTTGCCTTACTCTGGTCAATACTATCAATTAAATTGTTGTATTCGTCACCAAGCGCGGCAACTCCAAGCGCGGCAATTTGCCCCTCGGTTAAATTTTGAAGGTCTTCGATGCTGTCAATAACAATGCCACGGCTTGCAAAAAACTGCTTTAATTGTGCCTTTTGCTCAGCAAGCTGGGCCTTTGTTGCGGCCTTTCTTTCGTTTACAAGTCGAATGTCCTGTTTAATCTGGTCTTTTGTGTTTTTAATGGCGCCCTTTTGTTTCTTCAGGAATTCGGCCTGCAGTTTGTCCCGTTCCTTTTGGGTTTTTGCCGCTGCCATTGCTTCGTCGTTTACCCTTTGCATTTCTGCCAATTGTAGCGCAAGTTCTTCCTGTCGTGTCGCGCTTCTTTTGCTTGCGCCGTCGCCACCTTTCTGCAGCTGTCTGTCTAAACGTGCAGCAGCTTCAGCGGCTTGATTTGCACCACTTACAAAGTTAAATAATTCAGTAACCAAGGCAGACGCTAACGCGATCGCAGCGGCCCAGCCTATGCCTTTCAATGCGGCCCCGAATCCTTTGCCTGAAGATGTCGATTTTTTAAAGTTCTTTGATAACGTTTTAAGATTAAAAGACATTTTGCCCGCCCCGTTATTGAATAACTTTTGAGCCACGCCCATGGCAATAAGTCGGGTTTTGTATATTAAAAACAATTTTACAAGGGACCCCGCTACCGTTAAAATGGTGTCCAGGTTATTGGCTAGCGTTGTTAATATTCCTTTGATCGTTTCGCCTGCTCCGCTTCCTTCGTTTAGTTTCAATATAAAGCCTTCCCATGCTGAACTCAATAGTGTAAATTGTCCGCTAATTGTGTCAAGCCTTTTGGCTGCCATTTCTTCAAGTTCAGTATTGGCGTTGCTTATTCCGTCACGTAATTCGGTCAAAGATTCGCCACCTTTTAGGAATGTTTCAAACGCCGCAACGCTTCGCTTATCGGTCAACTCTAATGCTTCGCCTAGATCAATGCCTTTAGCTTGTAATTCAGCAAGCCCAGCAGTCAGGTCGTCAAGGTTATTGATTGGACGGCCCAGCTGTTTGGCTAGGTTTCCGTTGGCGTCTGCTAAATTCAATAAGATGTTACGCGTCGCAGTTGCTGAACTGCTGGCGTCAAATCCTGCATTCGCCAGACCACCAAGCAGCGCCGTGGTGTCTTCTATACTGAAGCCGAAGGCGTTGGCAACTGGTGCCACTGTTGAAAGTCCTGCATTAAGTTTTTCAAAGTCCAGGGCGCTTTTTGTCGTAGCGACTCCCAGGGTGGAAACCACGCGCTCCATTTCTGAAGCGTCCAGACCGAACCCACGCAACGCGGACCCAGCCAGAGCCGCAGCCGCTGGAATGTCTGCACCAGTCGCAGCCGCAAAGTTTGAAATAGACCCCGTGGACTGTTCAATTGCTCGAGTCGAAAAGCCAAGTTTTGCCAGTTCGATTTGCATTTGTGTTATTTGGGTCGCGCTGAATTGTGTAGTCGCTCCCAGTTCTTTGGCTTGTGCTGTTAAGGCTTTTAGTTGGTCCTCACTTTTTCCGCTTATCGCTAATAAGTCCCCTTGTGCTTGATCGAAATTTGCGACAATGTCACCAATTCCACGCAAGGCCCTAAATGCACCAAGCGCCCCAGCCATTCGCATAAGTCCAGCCTTCAGGCCGCCCAATGCTGTCGAATAATTTCCAACGTTTCGGAAGTTGTCGCCTACGGTTGCGTCAATCTTCTTTAGTACCTTGTCACCTTTCTGGGCTTCGGCTGTTACCTGTCTATATTGTAAGGCCAGTTTTTTATATTCCTTAGAATTACGGCGCCCGCTTTCTGCCAGTGTAATCATTTGGGCAGCTAGTCGCTTGCTTTCGTTCTTTTGTTCTCTGGTTCTTTTTACAAGTCTTTTATAGGCGTTTCCTTCGTCGCTTGCTGCTTTTGCTGCACGCTGTTGGGCCTTCGCTTGCTTGTCTTTTTGGCTCTGTAAAAGTGCAGCGTTTCGAATTTCTTGGGCTTCTGTTTTAAGTTTGGCCTGTTTGATTTTCTCCAGCTCAATTTCTGCCGTGTTCTTTTGTTTTATCGCGTTGGCTTCCTGTTTGTCAAGTCTTATGGCTTCTTTTTTCGCCTTGCTTGCTTTCTCGGTTAACTTAATAAAATTTCGAATTCCTTTAGCTGAAGACGTCACGGCCTTATTAACGTCCTTTTCAATTATTCGGGCGTTTTCAATTAGTTCGGCGTTAAGTTTCTTGGTGATTTTTATAGTCGCTTCCGCGCTTTCTCTGACGTCTTTGTAAACGTCTTCTTCGGCAATGTCACGCCGCTTTATTACTTCGGGCATAATCTTCAATTAAATTTTGATATTCTACAACGGTTAATTCTCTGGCTTTTAGTAAACGTCCGCCGCCAAGAGACTTAGACAATGGAATTAGTGACGCTTCAACGCTCATGCCTTTGCCGTTGTCCTTCATTAAGTTTTTGATTTTTTCGGCTTCTATTTCGCTAAGCATTTGCGTGAAACGGTCCCGCGTTTTTGCGAATTTCAGATCTAGCAAAGCCTTTTTTTTCATCAATTTTAAAATACGTGCATACTTTTCACTTAGTCCGTATTTGTCAATATATTGGTCGTATAATCTAAACCAGTTTTCGACGTCTTCGGGTGTTTCTTCGCTGTCTTTCTCTACGTGTTTTCTAGCGTGTCGATAGTCGCCGCCAGTTGCTTCAATCCAAGAATCCAGCAGCATAGTGCTAATTGATTCCCAGAATTCGACGGGCATAGTCGATGTATTTGACTTTGACCCTTTCCCTAAGTTTTTGAAGATTTTCATCGGTTAGTCCTAAAATTGCATTTCGCCACCAGTCTTGGCCTTCCATTTTGTCGGTGTCGGCGTCTATTATGATCTCATTAGCTAATACAAAGATATACATTGAAGCGTAAAAGTCACCAGTTTCGAAAAGATCGAAATTAGTACCCGCAACTTTTCGGCCTAGTGTCATTTCTTCGGTTGCTGGTGAATAGGTCCCAATTGTTAGACCGTCGGCGTCAATTCCTTCGGTAAATATTTGATCTCTTTGCAGCCAGGTTATAAGAATTTCCTTTTTTAGCGTTGGGTCAAATGCTTCAATCCATGCAGTTGCTGCGTCTAAAGTTAAAGACTTTTGCAGACTAATGCCAATTTTTGAACCCATTAAATTGATCGCCATAATATAAAGGTATAAAAAAGCCCCTTAACACAATGCTAAGGGGCTTAGTCAATTTTCGACTTAACTACTTCTTTTTTGCAGCCTTGTCGTTTTCTTTTTTAGTTTTCACCGCTTCGGCGTGTGCTTCTTTGACAACTCTGGCGTCAATTTGTTTAAAAGTGCTTTGCGCTTCTTTTAAAGTCATTTCAGCAAGTGCGTTGCCGTTGAATCCGTGGCGCCCTTTTCTAACTGTGAAAACTTTTTCTGCTTTTTTCATAGCGTTTATTTTAGTTAGTAACTAATTAAGCGCCTGCAACTATGTCAACGCTTCCGCTGAAGCCGTCACGCGTTACCGTTGCAACGATTGCGTCAGTTGCAACAAATGAAGCCGCTGGCAATGTGATTGCATAAGTCCCATCAGGGTTTTCAGTTACAAGAGTTGGAACAATTGGCGCCCCGTTTACAGTAATGCCCCAGTCAGCTACCGCAGTTGCTCCCATGTATTTAATAGGATTCAACGCAGTACCGTAGCAAGTCGCAGCATCAAAAGAAACGATTTGAGTGGCAGCACTTGCCGCTTCATTCTTAAAATTAACGTCTATCAATCCTTCCAACTCTGTGAAGTCTTGGCTAGCTTCCGCAACTGTTAACATTTTCAAAGTTTCTTCTTTGAATAAGCGGTACCAGTCAAAATTCAATTGAATGTGTGGCACCTGGTCGTCTTCTGCTGGCATCCATGTCGGGTCCCAGCTTGCTTTATCAGCAGGAATAGGGTAAAGATAGTTCGCAGTTTCGTCATAAGAACCAATTAAATTCCCTTCAACGTCAACGATGTAAAAACCGAAGTCAACGCATCCAGCCCCTTCGAGTTTCCCCAAAAATTCGGGCGTGCTTGCGTCTTCCCAAAGTTGCCCAGAAAATGAGCGCTTACCTTGTCGAAGTTTAGCCATGGCCCCGCTTGCTGCTTCCTTGAATTGAGTGTCTGCCTTCGGCAAAGTTACTTCTTCAAAGTGTGGCAATGGGAACCAACGCTGTGAAGCGTCTGGGTTGTTAATAAAATCGGACCAAGTCGTTGCCGTAAATGGAACGCTTAGGTTGATGCCGTTTTTATTTTGTGCGCTATCTTTCAAAGGCACTAAAATAAGCGACGACGTCACCGCTTGAATAGGTACGCAGCTAGGAAGTCCAGTATTTGAAAGTCCAGCTTTGCAGTTACATACTTTTGCCATAATTTCTATGTATTAAGTTTGTTTGTTTTTCTGTTAATTACATTTGCAGCTATACGATTTATAAATTTCGAGGGTTGGCTGCATTTCAACCCCTGATAAATCTGGGTCTAAAATTTTTCTATCATTGCCCTGGTCGTCAATAAACACCCCGAAGCGCGGCCGTGGAACTAACTCGGTTCTTATTATACTCTTAAACATTCGATTTTTTTCGATTGTCTCAGTTAATAAGTCCGCAAGGTTAGCCATTGGCTGGATTGCTTGGCGGTGGTGTTCTTTTGTCGTCCATTCTGGCGAATTTACCTGGTCAAGGAAAAACATGCGCGGTGTGGTTTCTCTTTCAATTGTCGAACCCCTGCCGTTTTTTGTTTCCCTATAATTTTCGTACAACCAAATAAGTGGGACCTTTGCGCCCATTCGTACTTCGATCTGACTAAATTCGTCGTTTGTGCTTGACGGTGTCCCGTGCAAATAAGTCGGCGGCGGGCAATTTATAAGCGTGTCGTTGAACGGGTCAGGTGCTGCACCTTGCGGCACTAACTCCAGCCATTCATCGTTCGCCCAGTTGCTTACTTTGTACTTATTGCCTTGCGAATCTGTTACGGTCTTTTGTGTATTCAAATGCAAAGTTTTACAAACAAATATTTTATTTCCCTGCTGGGAATTAACGGCGATCGTCAGATCCATGCTGTCAATTAATTCGCCTAATATTATGGTAAAATCTTTCATTATATAAATAACACTTTTTCGACGTCGTCCCAACCTTTATAAGTTGGGTAGGTTTCGCGGTTGTTACAAATAAAACGCTGAATACATTCGAACGATTCGACGCCCTCATTATATCGCTGCGTATCATGTGCAACCCTGTCAAGATTTTCAGAATTTTCGCCCTTTGATCTTTTTGGTCCTGTTGTCGTGGCTCTGGTGTAGGTGTCGCGAATGTAATGAAAGTAAATAAACGCTTTAAGCATTTCCTTAATTCCCTGACTTTCGCAGCAATTCCCTTCATAAATAAATGCGTTATAAAACGCTAAATAGTCAGGATTCTGCGGTACCCCTGAGCCGTCCAGGTCAGCAATAAAAGAAGTATATAAGTCACCACCTAGCAACCTAATTAAATAATGGCGTTCGTACTTGTCTAAATAGTTTTGTAAACTATCCGTTTGAAAGTCGTTGGAAGGAATTTTGAACCTTCCAGCGTCGAAGTCTGCTATTTTAATAACTAGGGCGGCCATGACTTATATACTTTTAAATTTTAAACTACTTTTTTGCAGCTGCGTCAAGTTCGGCGGCTACTTTTTTTGCTAATTCTTCAGTGAATTTAGCGGCGATTTTGTCCTTTACCAACTGTTCACCCATTACGGTGTGCGGTTGGATTCTTTGACCTTTTTTGTGGAAATTGCTGTCTTTGATAACAATTAAGTCCATGCGTTCGCCGAATTTAATTTTTCTCTTTGACCTTCCTGCTTCTTTAAGCATTCCCTTAGCGTCCATTCCTTTTTTAGCCGCTTCTTTTTTTTCTTCTGCCATGTTTTCTATTTATTAGGCGTGAATAATTAACTAATTCTTAATTGAGTTTCAATTAAGGCACTGCAATTGCAGTTAATACGGTTGCAATATCGTCATAGATAATAGCGCCCGCGTCGTTGTCTGGTAAATACGTACCCATGAACGCTTCTAATTTTCTACTAGAAAGGTTCTTGCTAAAGTCGTCATTTTCCCAACCTTCGAAGTATTTAACGTCTTCAGCTATTACAACCCTGAACTTTTTCAAGTCTCCAAGCATGATCTTAGCCGCGTCAAGTTTATTCGTGAACAAAATACGCGTTTCACCTACTTGCTTACCGTCCTTCGTTACGAATGGCGGTACAATATAGTTGTCGTTCTGGTC